CCTCTGTTTAATAATGATCCTGTATTCTCTACTTTCTTTTGACCATTCCAATCTTCTGGATACTGATCGAGTTGTTTTAGTATCTTAGAGACGTTGATGCCAGTCTTGATGATCTTTATATTATTCATTGATAACAAACACTGCAACGCCAGCTTCTGCAAACATTGATGTAGACTTTTTCCATGAATCATTCCAATGTGGTCTAGCTTCGATACATTCTTTTGATACTACGACTTTCTTAATACCAACTTGGATGATACCTTTTGCACACTCAGAGCATGCAGGTAAACCATGAATGAATATAGTTGAACCATCTAATGATACACCTGAATACGTAGCATTATATATTGCATTCATCTCGGCATGAACTATGAGTGATAGCTTCGTATCTCTATCGTTTAACCTCTTACTTAAATCAGATATGCCACGCGGGAATCCATTATATCCCTGTGATAAGATTTGTCCCTTAGATCCAACTACAACTGCACCTACTTGTGTATTAGGATCCTTAGACCATGTTGCAACTTCCTTTGCGAGTTTAAGGTATCGCTTGTACCATTTATTAATCGCTGCCATCGATGAACTTAAAGTGCCTTTCATAAACATGAAGAGATGCTACGTTCCAATAGATATCACCTAAGCCAAGATCATCAAACTTACTATGTGCATGTCTTAGATATTCCCATACTTCAAACAATACATGCTTTTGCCATGCATAGTCATTCTTATAACCAAACACTGCATCGTTTGATCTCATGTAGACCATTGCATGAAGCTTATTATTTCTGATTAAGTATTGCACTGTATTAGTACACATGAAGTCAGACATGCCACCAGTATTATAATCATAGTGCATACTTGGTCTCGTATAGATCATTGTTGCTCTGCGAGAGTCTGGATTAATAGTCAACTCATCTACAACTTTGGTAAACTGATCACCGTTCTCAAATGAATAGATGCACCAACCATAGTTTGAATTAATACGACCATTAGGATTTGCGACCATCTTCCAAATCTCTGGTGGACCACCTGGAATATCATTAACGTTAAGAGACTTAGACTTATACCATTCTAATTCGCGTTTGACATAGTCTTCGTTGACTGTACCAAAGATTGCAGGTTCATTAGCAAAGAATGCTGCATTCATGATCTCAACTGTCTTGACACCAGTCTTATCGATAACGAACTCTTCCATCTTTAACTTTTCTTTAAAGATGTTTCTAATATTACTTACTCCGTATACTGTACTCATTTACCAGCTCCTGTAGTCTTAGGATCACCAGCACCATGTTTTGCTAATGTTGTTTTAGGTTTATTAAAGATATCTTTATCAGGATCTTGACCTGGGATTTGACCACGACAGTATGCTACAACGAATGATGCATAGTTGATCATGTCAAGTGCAGAGTCTTCGACTGATTCATAGTTAGGTGTACCTCCAGCTTCTTGTGCTTCAAGTACTGAAACCATTCTTAGGTATTTTGCTTTGATGATGTCAAGGATTGTCCATACACCATGCTCATAATAGTCGGCTTGTTGAACTCGACTGTTGGCATTGTTATAGTCATTGCCTTTTTTCTCTTGGATATCAGCAGCTTCTAATAAGATGTTTGCTGACGGTCTTGAATATTGTTTCATAATATAACTCCCATGTTATAATAGTATAATACCACAATTAATATATAAAGTACATTTATTTTTACGGGTTGAATGTATTTAGTTCCTTTAGCTGGTTAGTTTTTAACTTAGTAATAAGACTAAAGTTTTCTGGATCCGAAGGTATTATGTACTGTTTACCTATCACATCATACGATCTATGATTCTTTACTAGTAACATCTTGCCTTCATATTCCTTATCATGGAACGATGGAGGAGTCCTAACTACTAGTATCAGCCAATCTGCCGACTTTATTGCATCCAAAGTATCACCACGTTTACCCAATGTTAAACCAAATTGGTTCTTAGTAACATAACGAGATATGGTCTTGACTTGTGTTTTCTTAGAATTACCTGTCTCTGGATCTACTATAAGCATATCCCATGAACCCATTCTTTTAGGATTCTTTAAAGTTAAGAATCCAATAGATTCGAAATATTGTATGACAAGCATCTCACCATACCAGCCTTGACGAAGCTTGTCATCATTACACCATATTGGAAACTCTATGTTAGTCATAGATCTTTTCAAATGCACCAATGTTATCTTTATGTGTTGGTGCTGCCCATCCTTCAGGCTTAATAAGATCTGGTAAACCCATTGGATTTGGTCGTGCAGCTTTGATACCAACTTCCTTAGTGATGTTAGCTTTGTATACACGATCCCATGCCATGTTAGCATCTACACCATATAGATCCAATGTACCGATAGCAAACACACAGAGGTCGATCAATGCATCGACTGCATCATCACCGTTTCTTGCTGCTTTAAGTTCGTCTAGTTCTTCTTGTAAACATCCAATACGGAACTGAAGGAAGTCTGCTAGCTTATTTGCATCCATTTTTGATACGACTTCTCGCACACCGAACTTTGCGTGCATGTCGTTCATGTCTTTTACCCAATTTTGTGACATTTAGTTTTTCCTTTTCTTTAAGTGAATTAATAATTTGCAATGTCGCCATTTGCAACTCGCTGTTATCTCTTTTTTGCATATATCGCACTTCATAAACTTTCCTTACTCTACAAAAATTCTTATGCTGTAATATATTAAATAATCTACAATCTTTGCCTGTTGCCGCTGAGACTGCATGGTCTGTTATACCTTTACCTGTAGTGCCGTATGATACTGCTGTTGCACCAGTCGTTACAGTATCCACTGTTTGGTATGCACCACCTGCACCAAGTATTACACAGCCTTGTAGACTAACCAAAGAAAGACTCAAGAGAAGCTTTCTCTTCAGCATCCCATCCGAGCGGTTCAATAATGTTTTCCAATGCATCAAGGAATACCTTTTCAAATTGTGTGTCATAATCTATATAGTCGTCCAACCCAAACTCTTTAGGTAACATAGAGTTAAATGCAATTACATTTTCATTGATAGGATTTGGTGTTCGTAAGTATACGAACTTGATCTTACTACCATTCGTGATAGGTTCATACTTCTTAGTTAGGCCTTTTTGTTTTAGATAGTAGTTAAATAACAATGCACCACGTACTTGCATCGGTGTACCTTTCTTATAGATCGACTGACTAGATGTATAGTCTTTTAATCCAGATATCGATCGAGGAAACGACACATCAGGGATAGAGAGGTTCTGGAAATCCTTCTTGAATTCTTTGACGAATGTCTGAAGCGATGCTTGATCCTTATGCAAGATGACCTCGAGTGCCTCTTTGAGCTTCTTACGGACGACAGCAGGTGTCGACGATTTGACCATTTCAAGGCCCATAACTTTAATCTTAGGTTTCGCATATTGTACTCCTTCGGAATTGTATACATTTAACACATATCGTTTCTTACCAACCCATATAGCTTTATCAGCAAGCACTTCTCGTTTCATCTGCATCTTTTGTGCATAAGCATTCATGTATGTAGCGAGTTCTTGGTATCCACCATCAATGAATGGTTGAATCACCTTCTCACATGTCTTGTCCATGAATACGATCTTTTCTTCAGTAGTCTTACCAGCACATACCTTCTCGACTAGATCTTCGAGTGATAGATAGATTGAGTCGGTATCGATAGCGATGACATAGTCTTTACCATCAGTCTTCATGGTCTTGTTCATGAAGTCATTTAGCTTGTTAGCCATCCATCGAATACTTAGTTGACCAGATATGGTGATACCTTCTGCGATACGTAGATCATAGTATCTGAAGTACTTATTACCAATCGCACCGTAAGCTGAGTTCAATGCGATCTTCATAGCCATCTGTAGGTTCTTAAGCTTAGAGATGTCTTTGACCAACTGTGGATCTTTGTTATGTTCGTACTCTTGTTCTGCCTTTAACATCTGCTTCTTAAACTTAGAACGATTGTTGTACATCTCTTCCATCAATGCTGGAAGGAATCCTTTCTCATCTTTAGTATAACACCAACCATTTGCTGATGTAGACAGCCCGACTGGTACATCTATTGGTTCACCAGTTAATAGCTTCTCTACATTTATGTTGAGTCGTGTATCAGTCAATGTTTCAGGCGACATGTTATATTGCATGATAAGATGTGGATACAGAGAGTTTAGGTCGAACGATGCAACCCACTTATGAGGACCAACGAGTGGTTCCTTAACGTATGCGCCTTCGAACTCAGATGACTTTGTAGAGTCCTCTTTGAGTGGTACAGCTATGTTACGTTCATACAAGTAATTAAAGATGATCATATCCCACATCCTAACAGGAGAGAATACGTCTTCATAGTTGATCTTAGAACTATAAGCTAGAGTGAATACTAATTCAATCAACTTCATCTTGTCTTCTAACATATCTACGAGTTCTGTATCGTGAATGTTGTAATCTACGAATGTCTTCCAATGATTTGTATAGAAGTCTTTGAAGTTATCCTCAGGATTCTCGAGCTTCTTTTTACCAAGTTCTACGCTTGCTATGTAGTCAAGCTTATATGATTCTTGGTTTGTATACGTAAACTTTTTGTAAAGGTCGAGGTAATCTAAGATTGATATACCTAAGATAGAGTATGATGAGATGCTTTCGCCTTTACCCACATAAGCAGACTTCTCGTTCACTACACCCCATGGTGATAGACGTTTGACATACTCGTCACCTAATACAAGACGGATCCGATTCACCAAATATGGGATATCAAAACCATTAATGTTCCAACCAGTAACCACATCAGGATAGTTGTTGGACCAAAACACTACGAATGTTTTAAGTAAGTCTGCTTCGTCTCTACAAAACATATACTTAACATCTTTACGATCAGTCATATATGGACGTGATCCAATGGTCACTATCTGTTTATGACTATTATCTTTGATAGTGATGAGCAATACTTCTTCGTTTGCTTCTTTGATGTTTGGGAAACCTTCTTCAGTTGCAGTCTCGATATCGACAGAGAATACTTTGATTAAGTCTTTGTCCCAATTTATGGTCTTAGGATAAGTCTCTGTGATGTATTGATACTGGAATTGGGTGTTGCCAAAGAACTCAAAGCCTTCTACGTCTTTATAACGATCGACATATTCAGTGCCTTCTTTAATAGAATCAAACTTGATAGGCACTACATCTTTGCCATCAAGTGTTTTCCAATTAGACTGTTGATCTGATTTATTACTGAACGTAAAGAGTGTTGGTTGATATGGCACTTTACTCTTAAACGCTTGTCCATTATTGACGTAACGCAAGAATAACTGGTTGCCGTACTTGACAACGTTTGTATAGAATCTACTCATGGTAACATTATACCATAACTGTTAATTAAAGTAAAATATTTTACCAATGCCTGAGGATCCCAGCTATGATGAATAAGCATGTGATTAAGTTTATGCCTGCTATGATAGTCCTAACTAATGCTACTTTGTCAGACTCTCTATCACAGTCAGAGGCTTTCTCACCTAATGCTTTAGCCCATAGTCTCCACAGCCCACCTCTTTGACGAGCTTTTATGGATTCATCAATACGCCAATCTAATGACTTATTATATTCTGTCTGTGATGTCATTTTAATCCCTCAATCAAATCTACTACGTCTTGTACTGTCTTAAGTTCTGCTATCTTGTCTGTAGGTATTTTAACGCCATACTTGTCTTCAGCTTCAAACATGACATCAAACATGTCTAAAGAATCGAGGTGATCCTTTAGTATCATGTCTGGTGTAATCTCAACGTTATCTAGCTTTTGACTTATAGCAGCTTTGACTTCATCGAATGTACTCACTTTATACTCCCAGCCGAATCTGCTTTATCTTTGTCTTCACGGATCTCCACAAAGATTGGGAGGAATAGACTCTCATCTTCGTGTTTGCTCCTAATACGACTGTTGTACTTGACAGCCACCACCTTACCAACGACATCTTGCTTTTTAATCTTCTTGCGATCTTCATCGTTAAATCCACTCCCAACTTTAACTTTAATAATACCATCCTCTGATTCACAGACGAGGGCTCCTAACATGCCTTCATATTTTCCTGTGCCGTCTTCCACATCGACGATCTTTAAATCGCACTCTAACTCACCTTTAAATTTAATAAGAGACTTAGATCGCTTATTTTCCCAAGGAGCATGCATGTCCTTGAGGATAATTCCTTCTTCACCTTGATCATAATATTCTTTAAACTTTGCTTGCGCCTCTTCAATGTTTTCTACTATGAAGTTAGGCACTATGCTAATCTTATCTGCTGCTTCAAGTCTTGCAAACCTTTGCTTATATGGTGTAGGACACTCACCTGATGTGAAGTACATATATGGAATATGATCCCATATAGTAGCGTGTACCATCGATGCCTCAGCATCTGAGATAGTACCTTTCACTGCTTTGTTGAGGATACCATTACCAGTCTGTCTATTTAGGATACCATTATCATCTTTAACGATGAGCTCACCATCAAAGACTACGTCCATACCGTTTGCAAGTACTACAAATTCCTTTTCAAGGTGACCTAACAAGTCGATCGTCTTACCGTTGCGAGACTTGAATTCACATTGACCATCGCGAACGACGGCATTAAACCTCATGCCGTCGAGTTTTAACTGGACCATAGCTGGCCATTGGATCTTATCTACTAGCTTCTGTTCATACTGAGACGCTAACATACATGGATAGTCTACGATCAAGCCAAGCCATACATCATTGGCTGTCGCAGTAGATACACCACATTTCAGGTCCTTCGCTATGATGCGTTCAAGCACCTTAGCATTTTTCGGAGAGAGTGAAGTAAGGACCTGAGTGAGGTGTTCTATACCAGCATGACCGGTTAAAGTCCTACTGGATAACTCAAACAGTTTATCCATTGCTTGCATAAGGCATTCACTCCCAGTTGCCTCATACTTTGGAATCTTGCGAATATAAAATTGTGTAAATGGATCTAGCGCCAGTCGGACCACTTCACGTAAGACTCGATTATCTTTATGCTCGTTGAGCTTATCGATCTTATAGTTACGCGAAGGGTTCGCGGCGAGATCTTCTAAAATATCAAATACTTCTGTCAACTTATCTCCTACCTATTATAGATATACACATCTAAACGTTGTGCATGACTTAGCGGTAACGTTTGTTGAATACAATGAAGTGGACGACGTAGTTCTATTGCAGCTTGTTTACGTGGTCCACGACCATGAAGCTTAACATATTGTTTTGTATCAGTAACTGAATTTAGCATAGATACTGTCTTACGAATCATAGCTAACTTTTCCATGTCAACTGTTGATAATGGATCTAAGGTCGTTACGTAATATTTAGATGTTCTCATCTTAATACCTCCGCACAACCAGCAGGGATTCGACGATTGAGACGACGAATTTTCTCCATCGTTTCTCTGAGAACTTTCTCAAGATTTGTAGGATCTGGAACTACAGCAATGGCTTTTTCGACATCCATTGCAAAGATTACAAGTTCAGATCTACGATTGAACTTTGCTGCATGTTCAGCAGGTACTAAGTACTTTTCGCCGAACTGATTGATTATAACTTTATCCATTAATCTCTCTCCTTATTAATATAGAATCATTATACCAAATAAGGTAATTAATGTACATAGGGGA